ATAATGAAGAGAAAAAATTGTTGGAAAAAATTAGAAAAGAACATAAATAAATTTTTATAATATTATGCAACCAATTAATAAATTTTATACTGCAACAATTTCATATACACAGGAAGATGCAAGCGGTAAGATTAAAAAGATAAAAGAAACTCATCTTGTTGATGCAGTGGATCCATCAGATGTTCAGAATAAAGTTGTTAGAGCAATGGATAATGAACTTATTGATGATTATGAGATAACACAAATATCATTATCAAACATAATGTATGTGTACGGGGACTGTGTAAAAGATTAATAATCATCTTTAATCATCTTCTATTAACTTATTTTTATCATTTATATATTTTATTAAAAAGATAATTATATGTTAATAGAAGATGATCTAGCTATATTCTAAGATGATCTGGAAACTATTTCACATATCAAATAAATTGTTAAAAAATATTAAAAAAATGGTTTTATTTATAGGTGTAAATAAAAATGGGAGTGCGTCATTACATACAATAAGCCCTGTTCGTAATGAAGAAAGAGGTGAATGGGTTTCACTACGTCCATATATAAATTCAACAATACAAAAAAGTATTAATGATATGATACGACATTCAGATATGAATTGGACCATGGAACCAGAATTTATGGATATATCATTGAAACAAATAAATACTATATATGAAGAAGATGACTGAAAAATTTGAATATTGTATGAAATGCTTTACGGGCATGACTTCTTCCGGTGTATGTGAGGAACTTAATAAAATGGGAAAGGAAGGATGGAAACTTATTTCTAATCCAGAAAAATTGAATTGTCAAGGAATTAACACTGATTTAGACATGTGGGTGTTTATTCGTAGTTTTAAAGAAATTAATATGATAATTGATTAATTTTTAATATGATTTTTAATATGATAATTGATTAATTTTTTAATTTTATTTTTTTTTAAAAAAACGAACCTGAAATGTTTCACAACAGTTCAGGTTCTAATAGTTTATAGTTGTATATACACGGTTATTCAAAATAATGTTTGTTCTTGTAATTCATCACTTATTAATTCTTCTTTATCGTTCTTTGTAAATATGCTATCTACAAGTTGATTTGTATTTTTCTGCTTACGAATAAATCTTTCGTTAGATCCATCAAGCTTAGAATATTCATCATAATCAAATCCTTTATTTACCACCTTTGGAATTTCTTCCTTAACCTCGTTAAGCCGTTTCTTTGATGTATGTTCAAATTCAACATCTGCTTCACTTTCGTCAAATACCGTTCCTGTGTTAACATATGAACTATCATCTTTCATTTCGTCAAGAAGTTCTTGTAAGAAAAATGTTTTTGTTAATTCATCACCAAATAAATTTAACACATTATTCTTCTTTTCCCATAATAATTCAAATGGCTTAATCGTTAATGAGCCTTTCTTTGTTTTTGTCTCTATCGTGACAACTTTCCATAAATCTTTAACTAATTCAAATAAATATAATTGATACTGCAAATCTTCAACCACAACATCTTTAATAGAATTTGCATATCTTGTTGCATAATCAGCTAAGAACATTTGAACTTCGTTAATAGTTGTTGATGGATGTGCTAATGCAAAATCATTCGCCTCACGAATAAATTTAAGTACAGGAAAATCTAATCGTTTCTTTTTTCTGTTTTCCTCTATTACTGCAAATTGTCTGATACGTTTGAGCTGTGAATAATTTATAGTATTAGATCTTGCACTTACACAATATCTGTATATATCTGTAATGGTTTCCATATTATAAAAATGATATAATGAAACTATTATAGGCACATTCTTACTAATTATTTCAATATCCTTAACGAATAATTTATGTTCAATACGATATTCTGCATATTCTGGAGAACGAAATATTTCATATGAGCCTTTCATAAAGTCTTTATAGAAATCAATGTTTTCATCTGTGATATGTTCAAGAAGCTCAAATGTCTTTGACGTATCTTCGTTATGCTTTGTATGTCTGCAAGTTCTTTTAAATTCTTCTATATATTCTTTTCCCTTATCGGTCAACAGTTTTTCATGGGTGACAGATGAAATATTATAGCCATAATACTTTAAGCCATTCATCATCACCTCTAACTGCTTCGCATAATCAGCATAACGTTCCTCAAATATATTTAATTTATAAGTTGTTTCATCTATATAATATTTACATTCATTTTCATCATATTTTAATGCTCTATGTGATGCAAGAATTGAACTTAATATTGGAGAATACTTTGATTCTTCTGAATTACGTTCAAGCATATCATTCATTGTCTTCAACAAGTCCCTAATAAACAATAAGTCTGATTCATCAAAACTCAAATCCAATGGTTTTACATAATGATAATTTATTGGTGTTCCGTCATCTTCATTAAGCGGTAAGAACAGATGTAAAAATAAGTCATTGTTTCTTAATCTGTTTGCATACTGCTCAATATCTTGTGGAATCATCATATCAGTAAAATATACCGAAAATGTGTAATCATCACATATATCAACACCCACACTCAAATAACTTGTACAAAATATTATATCGTTATCTCCAAAAGATTTATTTATATTAATATTATCCATGCTTTCATCACCATAATTTGATTTTTTATAATAAAACGCTCGTAATTTATGTGATACGCCTGGAGTATTATTTAATATGAATTGAATAAATCCTGTGACGGTCTCAAAAAATAAGTTTCCTTTATTTGATGGAAATAATACCTTTCTGCCTTCTATAACATCGTTTGCCATCATCATACACATGTTATAAAATGCTTCTGCCTTATATGGATTATAATGTACAGTAAAATCTTTTGTTCTAAAATCTTCTTTTATCACTTTAATGTGTTTCATACTTGGAAAGAATAACATCTCTCCTGTTGGTGTTCCTGTCATCATTATTACTTTTGCTGTACTATTCGCTAATCGTTGTATTGCCGGTGACATCACATCACGATATGAACTGGTGAATAACAAATGTGACTCATCGACAACTATATATTCAAAGCCTGCCTGATTAAGTTCCATAAGATTTAATCTCGAGAACTTATCAATCGTCATTGTCATAGATCTATTATCAAATATATTGTCCAAGGTAGGGCGCTTATTGCCATAAAAATATAACCAATCCTTTGTTGTTTCAGATGACTCCACCTTTGCTTTGATTGTTGATGTGAACGGTAATATTAATAATGTTTTTGCCTTGAATGCCTTAATCATCTCAGTCTTACCATATCCTGCTCCAGCTTCCAATAATGTGATATGCGATAAGTTTTTCAATATTTCATCCTTTACATCTGATAAGTATTGATTATATTTTATATGAATAGTTGTGGCAACAGTTTCATCATTAAGTACCCTAGTTGGATCTTCATAATTTTCTTCATTATTTATCTTATCCTCTATTCGTTCTAATTCTGTTTTATATACGTTTGTGTTGTTTATCTTTATATTGAATCCATGCTGTTCATTAAGTTCTTTAATAGCCCATATAGAAATTGGCTTATTATGAATACTTGCTGTTCTAATGTCACCTGCAAGCTCTCTATATGGTGTGTCTTTTGTTATGTCTAATATCAATTCAAGCGCTTTCTTTTCTCCATATATAGCAACAAGTGTATTAGCAAGCTGCCATCGTTGTGCATGCTTATAATGTTTTCTGCCTAATGATTTCTTTTTATTTCTTTCTTCTGTTTCTTCTATTTCTGACATATCAACATTTGACGATTTATCAAACGCCTCATTTGCGAACCAATCAAGTTTCTTAAATACTAATTTCAAATCAGGATGTGATATCCAATCAATTGTTTCAAGCCCATTATCAATAGAACTTTCAAAGTTTACATCTAATCGTAAATCTTGAAAATTTGTTGACATAAGTGCGGTTTCATCATGAGCAATGAATGAGCCTTGCTGTGGTTTAGCCATTGCCATATCCATAAACTGCAAAATGTCTTCTTTAGAATATTTTAACTTACTTGCATATTTTAGTAATATTATATATACATATGAATATTTGTGACGGAAATTACAAAGATATTCAACTTTCTTAGCATGATGTTCCAATGCTAATGGCTTTATTTTTGTCCAAACATGAAGTCCTTTTCCAGATGCTGATTTATATACTCCCAAAAACCAATTATATTTACAAAGTTCATTAAATATCAATGGCTTAAGTTGTTCTGATAATGTTTCATTTTTTATATCAAGGTCTATTATCTGAAACCCGTTCCATGTCATATAAGATTTTTCTCCAACAGGCCTTGATGTAGTAGTACAAGAATATATTACTTTACGATTTTTCTTATCAACATTCTTATATAATTTATTTGTCATTAATGAATATATTTCATACCAATTACGAATGGTTCCCGTCATATTATATATATTATCAAGAACCAAACATTCAATAAATTGTAACTGCTGATTTATAAAATCCTTCTTCTCTACATCACTACATTTTGAATACTCATAATTAGAATATGCAAAATTATCTGTTTTGTTTTGTGTGAAATCTGAATAATCCTTACTCATCTGACTAAAAGAATCAAGAATCCCACTCAAATCAGCATTTTCCGAATTCTTGTATTTGTCAGAAATCTTTTTTAAATATGTTCCGAGTGACTTCGTTAATATTCGTGTATCTTTCATTTATTTCCGTGTAATGTATTTAATTTATTTTAACAACTTAAACTATTATAATTAATATTTTAACAAATGTTAAAAATGTTAAAAGAAGTAAAAGGATTTTTTTAAAAAGTTTTTTTAATTTTTTCTATTAATATTTATATTTTAAATTATATAATAAAAAGATTATGATTAATTATGAACGAAGATTTTAATAAAATTATTGACACAGCAAACGCTAATAAAAATTTCAATCTTCCACAGATAGAGCCAACTGACTATCCGTCATTAGCGTGTGACAAATGTGGAAATGTTGCATTTACTCCAGCAATGATAATTAAGATGATACCTGGTATGCTTCTTGGAAGTTCAAGTAAGACTCAGTTAGTTCCTGACCAAATATTGGTTTGTTCTAAATGTGGAACTATATTGAAGAAGGATAGAGAATATTATAAACTTAATGATGATGGCACTGAGCCACAAAAAACATCAGATGAGCAAAAAAGTAACATTATAATATAATAAACAAATAATATTTTAGTGCATTATATGTCTGAAACAGAAAATTCTAATAATACGAACCATCTTATAGTTACGGATATTAATAATATTCTTAATCTTGAAAATTGTTATGGGTATTGGCAGACATATTTATTTAATACTCAAATAGAAGAGTATGAACCAATATATAACGAATTCATATTTTACAAAGGAAAGTTTTTTGACAATCTTGAGTCAAAGCCTTGGGACCAAGACGCAATAAATAATGTAAGATTAACAAGTAATTATTTTAATAGAGACAATGAACCTATATGTATTTTTAGATTAGAAAGAAGTTTATGATATTTTTAATTATATATTTTATTTATTATGAATGTACATTTTTATAAAATACCTGTAAATAGATATTTCTATACAATAAAGGCAAAATATGGACGAAACAATAAATATGAAATTTATTGTCGTACGCAAGTCATATATGGTAGATTTATTGACCAGGATACTTTTGAATATAATGTTGTTCATAATAATAAAATACAATATGATGGAACACATAAGTATTGCAGAAGAATAGATTTATTTGTTCATGACAATAATTACATATATATGTTTGATGATTATAAAAGTGCTCAAAAAACAAATAAGATACTATTAAAAGATATGCTCAAAGTTCCAATGAAATACAATGATAAAGAAAGTGTAAAAAATATGTTAATAGCATTAGGAAAATATGAAGAACCTGATAAAGAAAATGTTTAATTATTTTAATAAAATGGGAACAATTAGAACCGACCTTTTACTTCATGGCGGTGTTTCTGCATTATTAGTTGTTTTATTATTCAATATCATATTTTTATTTAAGTCATCTTCAGTATCATTATTGTTGTCTATATTTATAACATTAGTGATTGGAGTTTTTAAAGAATATGTTATTGATAAAAAAATTCGCGGTTCCTATGTTGATGTTAAAGATTTATATGCAGATGCTATAGGAACATGCCTGGGAGCAATAACAATTATTCCATTACTTTTTAAATGATACAAATTATTTAATTACAATATAAAATTTTAAGAAATATGAAAAACGAAAATTTACTTAAGTTAATCAACGACATTTTTGATAACAACAAATCAGAAGAATGCGATTGCTGTGATTGTTGCTGCGATTGTTGTTGTGATTGTGATGACAACATTGAAAAATTGGATTTGACCAAAGATGAGGACTATGCAAAATTCAATGATTATGTTAATGAATGCAATAAAATATGTGAAAGTGATGAAGTTTCAAGTAATATTACAAAAATGTTATTTGATGCATTGTTTGGGACAGACTTTAAAGATGTCATCAATGAAATAAAACAGACAGGTGATAAGATTCATTCTGAAGCAAAGAGTAAAGAACGTAAAACTCCAGAGCTCCCATCATCTAAAACCCCTACAGACAAAAAACTGCAAATTCATAAATTAGTAGCAGAATATGTTGATACTATTATTCGTCCAAATACAAAAATGGATAGAAATGTTATAGATGACGTATATGCTGGATTATTTGAGTTTGCATGTTGGATTATGAATAAATAAATTTTTAAAAAATCAATGTTAGACTCCACAAAACTTTCTGAATATATAACCGATGCAGTTCGTACCTTAATATGTCCAGCAATAAAAGAAGCACTTTTGAGGTCATATCCAACGAAATCAGATATTGGTGACCAGATTGCAGAAAAATTTGCAAATAATGTTGATGATATGATTAGTGACCAATTTGGAATTAGCTTAGCATGTGCAATAGATTATTATATAAAAAATGGAGAAATATATGGACCAATTAATGCTGTTGGCCCAAGCGGTGTGTCACAAGCAATTATAAACCCAACTCAAACGCCTATAGCAAATGGGGCATTGCCAAACACATTAGGTATTAGATAATTTTTGAAAATATTTTTTGAAAATATTTGAAAATTTATAGTAAAACATTTATATATTAATATTAATAACAATTGTTTGAACAACAATCGTTTGCTAATAGCAAACATTTTGAAAAATAACTTTATAAAATAACTTTAAATTTTTGAAAAGATGAACGAATTAGACATTTTAGGATTTAATCCACAAGACTTATTTAATCGTGAAGAAACTCCCCATACTTCGGGAAATCAAAACATTTACAAGCCTCGTCCAGCAGATGCAAAGACGGATGACGGCATTTATCATGCTACAATTAAAATCATTTACAATCCATTTGATGTAAAGAACTCAATTCTTGAACAGCAAAGTTATGCAATGCAGGATAAGGACGGATGGTTTACTGTTGTTAGTAAGTTGACTAACAACGATACAAGTTGTCCAATCTTTACAGCTTGGAAAAAGTGTCGTTATGCTGCAGAGGGTACCGTTCTTAATGAACAACACAAGAAAGGAATTTTCCAAAAGCGTTTTGCTCGCTATGTCCTCATTCAAGTTATGGAGGATAAGAACAATCCTGACCTCGTTGGACAGTATATGTTCTGGAAGTTGCCAAAATCAGTTTATGAAGTAATCAATGCAAAGATGAATCCTTCAAAGGACAGCGGTCGTGCTCCAGTTCCTGTAATGGACTTCTTGTTTGGTCGTGAGATATATCTTGAGGTTCATCCTGGACCAGATGATCGTAATGCTCCTGAGCGCAAGCTTCGTGAGATCTCTTACATGGGAGAAATCAGTGAGGATATTGTAAGCTGCAAGAACCCTGACGGAACACCGCTTCTTAACTCAGAAGAGCAAGCAGTTCTTGACACTTATGTAAGTGCAATGAAGGAAGTTTGGCGTAGCCGTGATCCTGAGTTTCGTATGAACAAGACAAAGGAAATCAATGCTCAGGAAAATACAAAGAAGCTCGGTGAAATCTACAAGCGAGTACTTGAACAAATCAAGTCATTTGCACCTAACCTGATTGAGGAACTTGGATATCGTGAGTGGACAGATGAGCAGAAGAAGAGAGTACAGAATTGGATTGATATCGTTCTTAAGGGTGAGGACCCTGCTACTTACGGTGATGTAAATACAGATCCTACTCCAGATAATGATCCATTTGGATTAACATCAAATCCAACTTCTACACCATCAGCTCCAGCAGTTGATACTGTAGAAGAGGATTCTGAACTTCCTTTCTAAAAAACAGTAAATGATTTATAAAAGTGCAGTCCAAAAGATTGCACTTTTGATTTTTATATATATACTAATTTTAATAGATTATGACTTCTGAAGAATGGCTTGACAAATATGGTCCTGAATATAGAATAACCATGGAAAAAGATCGTCAATCATATTTTCTTGATTCATTAATAAAAATATGTACAGTGTTTAAATGTACAGAAATGGTAAATGAATTAAACGAAAAATTTCCAATGGTTAAATTTTTAGAAACATTTTATAATGCTGGCTTTTATAAGGGTTTATCATATGGGTTTGACATGGGTGAACATCATATAGTGGAGGATAGTGATATTCCACTTAAATATTCACAAGAAATAGCAGATGAAATCAATCAAGAGATACTTGATAAAACAATAACTTAAAAAATTATAGATAAATTCTTAAAAAATATTAAATATAATTGAATGAATTAAGAAATATGTAATATTTTTATATTATAAACAAACATATAAACTAAATATTAAATTAATAAATATTATGTTACAAAAATTTATAAATTGGTTAAGAAGTATTTTTACACCAAGTAATACAGTTGAAATCGTGAAAGAATCTGAATGCACATGTGATAAATGTAATTGTGATGATTCTGTTGAGATTACAAAACCTGCAGTAAGTATTGAAAATAATAAATTGTCAAATGATAGTAATAAGAAAGAAGCTTGCAAAGTTAGCAATACTGAAAAGAAATCGAATAGTACTAAAAAAGTTATAACCGATAAAAAACCTAAAGCTAATAAATCTTCGGACAAAAAACTTGAAAAGAATGAAAGTTCAAAGCAAGAAGTAAATAAGAGTACTAAAAAGAGAGTTACAAAAAAAGTCGAAAAGAATTCTGCAGAATCTCAACAGCAAGAAAACGTTGAAAAAACTAAAAAGAAAAATGTAAAGAAAACGGCAAAGAAGACAGAGAGTAAAGATTGAAATTATATCGTTGTGAAACGGAAATTAATTTAAAATAATATTGAAATATTTGAAACAAATTATTTTTGTTTGACCAATACATTGCGAAATGTATTGGTCATTTTTAATTATTATTAATATATAAAGAAAGAACTTTCATAAAGACTATGGGTGAAGACATTATAGATATTATTGATAGGATAAATACTACATTATCAGATATTGATGAAATGGGAATTTCTCCTAAGTTTAAAGGAGATAAATTGTATTCCAAAGAGTTTAATTCTGTAGTTAACAAGATAGAAGAAATTAAAACTCATCTTAATAGTCCTATAAAGGAAACATTTGTTGACACTACAACATATTTGCTTAGCAAAATTGATAAGGTAAGAGAAAATCTTAATGCTAAGACAATCATGTTAGATGAAGACTCTTCATTATCAATATATAATGAAATAGAAAGTATTAGAGATAGATTAAGCAGAAATGAAATAAAGTCATCAAAAAATGCAACAGATATTTCAGAAATAAATTCTTCATTGGACGATATTAGAGTTTCGTTAGGTTTAGTAGAAGAAAGGATTGAAAATTCATATAATGATTCTAAAGAATATGCTGATACTGTTGCAGAAACAGCATATGAAAGAGCGGTTGAAAGTTCTAAAGAGTATACTGATGAGTCATATACAAAAATATATACTCATATTAATGATACAACATTAACATTTGATTATGATATTAAAACAGACCCAGAACCTGTTCAACCTAAGATTATATATGATAATGAAGATGATTTATATGATGGAGAATATCATGATTAATTTTTAAATATAAAATAATAAATATAAAAATACATAAATAATTATAAATTTATAATACTATGGCAAAAGTTATTAAACTAAAAGATCGTGAAGGTAGTCTTGTATTACCATTAACTAGATCTCAACTTGTACAAGTATCAGAAATTACCGGTCTTGATCTTCTTGACAGCAAGAATTGGAACAAGGCTTCCGTACAAGATGCATTGGAGGCATTATATTCATATGCATCAACAATTAGTAATAGTAATGCTACTGCTCTTTCAGATATTGCAACTATTAAAAATGCTCTTAAGGATGTTCTTGATAATCAACGTGCTGTTGCTGATTATGCGGATAATGTAAAAGTTCTTGCATATGCTGAGGCTGCTTCTAAGGCATCTGAAGCTCAAGCAAATTCTTATGCATGGGCTGAAGCAAAGGCAACTGCTGCAGAAAACGCTGCTAAGGAATATGCTGATGGTAAGTTCTTGGTAAACGTTAAATTGAATAATAATTTTGTAGATGTTCAAACCGATGCAAATGGTCGTTATGTAGATCTTGGTTCTATTGCAACTTCCGAAGGATTACAAAATCTTACAAATAAGGTAAATGCTATTGAAGCTGCTTATATTACTAAGACTGCTTCTGAAGAGGCTGACGCTGCTATCGTTACTGCTTATGAAAACGCTGATGCTGCTATCATTACCGGTTATCAAGCTGCTGATACCGCAATCATTAATGCTTACACTGCTGCTGATACCGCAATCATTAATGCTTACACTGCTGCTGACAAAGCATTAAGTGATGAAATTAATGCTCTTAAAACAAGCTACGGCGTAACTGTTACTGAAGTTGCTGGTTCAGGTGATATTCTTAAGGGATATGAAATTAAGCAAAATGGTGTAACATTAGGAACTGTTAATATTCCTAAGGATATGGTTGCTACACAAGGTGCAGTTGTATACTGCACTAAGTCTGGTGATACATACACTGAGGTTGCTTCAACAACTGAAGGTGCTACTGCATGTATCAAGATGACTGTTGGTAATGGCAATAAAACTGATTCATTCTATGTAGAAGTTGCTGACCTTATTGAATATAATGGTGTTAGATCAAATGATGAAATTACATTAAGTGATACTGGTCATGTAATTGAAGCAACAGTTGGTTCTATTTCTTCAAGCAAGATTACATTCACTCCTGCTGGTGAAAATCCTACTGACACTACTGTTCAAGCTGCTTTACGTGATTTGTATTCACAAGTTGGTGAAGGTGGTTCTGTTTCTTCTCAAATTCAAAATGCTATTGAAGCACTTGATGCTTCTTATACTGCTTCTGGTACTGCAGCGCACAATGGAACATTTGTAATGAATGCTGTAACTCAAACTGACGGTAAGATTACTTCAATCGGTTCCGTAGAAGTTGAGGCTGCTGGAGCTGCTGCAGCAGTTAAGACTGAATTAAAAGGTACTGCAACAACTTACACTAACTTAGGTGCAGTTGAAACTGAGATTGGTGCAATTCGTACAGCTATTGACAATCTCGATGGTGCGTCAGTTAAGAAAGTAAATAACCAAACACCTAATGCTAACGGTGAAGTTACAGTTAATGCTTCTCAAATTGACACTGTAAATACTTATAAGATTGGTAACGATGCTTCTGCAACTACTCATACTGTTGACGAGGTACTTGCTGCAGGTGTATATTTTGAGGAACTTAATGTTACTGGTGATGCAGCTGCAGATACTACATTATTTACCTAATAACTCTTAATGACTAAAATAACAAAATGTCGGTACCTAGTACCGACATTTTTAGTAATTAATTCTAGTCATTCCAATTTATTTTTAATTATATTAAGAAGAACTTTAATTTATTTATTAATCATGTCTGAATTTTCTTACATAGAACAC